CTATATTATCCAGTGAATCCCCTATGTACAGCCCGCCCGAGCCTGCGAAAGGTGAACCAGGCACATGCTGGCCGTTGCATTTCACTCTCAGAACCAGCAAGGCAGCCGATCCGGTAGAGAGGCAATTCACCGCGAAATTGATTTTGTCGCCGATCTCATCCAGGATCTGATCCAGATGTTGAGGAGAACCGGCGCGTGCTTGGGCACCTTCCCATGCTGTTTCATGTGACTGCGATCCGGCCTCATTCGTATAATGATAAGGCAGGGTGTGCTTATGGGAACCTACACAAACACTTGGGAATCTTGAAGTAGGGCCAAAATAGGTTGAAGCAGAGTTTGTGCCGTCATTGATTGTCACAACGACATCAGCATAGCCGAATTGGGATACATATGCTACACCATAGGCGAAAAAGTACATGTTATGATAGTGTCCCCAAGCCCCAATGCTGCTTTGAGAATATGGCCCCCATCCGCTATAGCCATAGATATCAGCCAGCCCTTCATAAACCCCGGTAACATCCTGAGCCGGAACGCCGTGAGCAGTCATAGGCTTTGAGCTGGTGGATCTTCCGCCATAGCCACCGTGCGATCCTACGTTGCCATGGCCCGCGCCCGTTACGGTGGCAGATTTCACTGAAGACTTGAACCAATCTATCCTCACATCCAGGAGCACCTGGAAAGGAAAATTAGGATCTATCTCTCCGTTCTCCTCGGAGCTGCGCAAATCAAATTCGACTACTAGAGGCGTGCTACTATCAACATTCTGTGGGCTGATCTGCCAGGTCCAAGCGTTCTTGCTGTGGATACCATAGAAGCTGGAGAGCGTTCGCTGGATCTCATCTCCAGACCTGAGAAGTTCTTTGAGAGTCCTAAGCCTTTGGCCCACCTCCATGAACATAGCGCCATCCGGTTTCATCTGGATGTGCTTGATCCTTCGGACGACTGGCATGTGTCGATCCCGGCGGATCTCAACATAATTACCCACGGACTGAGCCCAATCCTGATCCAGAGTCTGAATATTGTATATCGTTGGATCAGCATAATCCTGGAAGGCTTTTTCTGTGGCCGTTCGCAGCATGTCTCCATATAAGCCCGGTGCTTGATAGACCGCTTCTCTCCACACGCCAGGAGCCGTGGCCTGTCCCATAGCTGTAGCGGCCTGTCTGGTCATGCCGCTACCTGCTCCTTGCCCTATCAGAGCCTGGATTTCTCCCAGGCCATCGATGGTGTCAGTGGATATCTCAGCATTCTTGCCATCGATATACGTTGCCGTCGGCGAATTGTTGCTTCCTTTCCCGATCACGTTTTTTCCATCAATATACAAAAGGTCGTCCTTCCCGTATCTGGGTTGATACTCCAGGCCCCCTGCCAATATCAGAGACTTGATCGTTGGGAAAAGTTCAGTTTCCCCCACCTCAAAACATACCTGGAAGGTTTGGTTGCCGTTCTCCAGGGTACCCAACCTCAGCATAGTGTCCTTGAAGTTCGGGATGAGTACGAGATGATAATCAGGGCTCCTGCTGTCAGTAGTCCAGAGATACAGATCGTTTGAGGATTGATACCATGTTCCTGGAGAAGATGGGATGCCAGAGACTTTGGTGAGCAATGTTGTACCCTGGAAGAGCTGGCCGATAGCCCCGAGATGAGACGAAGTCCCTCTTCCAGCCCACCGATAGACAGCTCCTGAGTGGCGGATGAAAGACCCCTTGGGAACCAGGCTATTTGCCATAGCAAGCAGGCCCACAACGCTTCCCCCGAGATTTTCCGAAAGCATAGCATTCAAGGTGGTCCCTGCAGGATACCTATAGAAAGCCCCTATCCGGTCCTCTAATAGAGCCTCCGCTGAATCCAAGGTCAGGGTATCATATTCTGGCTTGCTCTGATCGAACTTTTTGATATGCCCTAAAAGAATGGTCTTGCCGCGCCGAACTACCTTTGCCGTCCCCCTGGGATGGACAGCAGAGCCTTTTTCTATTTTGGCAACCATCCTTCTTGGGCGATCCATGAATTCATCATAAATCGGCAGGTCCACCAAGGTAGGGTAGACTTTCCCACTGTCTGGATTGGTGATGATGATATCAAGGTCTTTCATTGAGCGTGCCACCTGGATCTAAAAGAGGTCTGGACTTTCGCCCTAGACGATCCCGAGCCCTCTATTCTTAGCTTTCGGTGTTCTTGGGTCGGGCAAACCGGAAGTTGATCATACTGGCTGCTGATGTCCCGGTCGAATGCGAAAGCAACATCCTGGATAGTCATGCTCGATCCAGAGGGAGAATAGAACCGCACATAGATTGTCTGGAGCTTTTCCGTGCCTGTCAGGTAATATTTTTTCGTGCCGTTTTCAATTTCTTCGGCAGCGACAGCTGTCTGCCAGGTTGCCCCATCTAATGAGAACTGAATCTGAGGCGATCCGGACTTTGCGATTGTGGCTATCAGTTCTATATCGTCTTTTAGGGGGTGCCCCTGGAATTTGTAATAGAACCATCTGCCAGCTGGTACGCTCACTTGCCCATTCGCAAGAACACAACCATCCTGGATAACGTCGTATTGCCAATAGTTGTTGGTACTGTAATCATCGGCATAAGTATGTCTAAGATATCGTTTATGCCAGCCATCTAAAGTGAGTTCTACGTATTCATTCGAAAGCAAACCGGGACCGATATATAGGTTGCTCTCCTCAGACCCGTTCATGGTTTTAATACTGGGATGAGTGAGCTGCAACCCTCCGGAGTGGAACCCACCGATCTTGAACAAAATCGGTGCCGGTGCCGTGCCATGATTGAATTTGTAGGCATCTTCCCAGGGCAGAGCACTAACACCAAATAACAGCCCCTGGTCCCATGAATCATACATGCAGGGATCTTCCATCCAGCAGGTTACCCTCTGCACCGGCCCCCTGGCAGTCTTAATCTTCTCTGGGTTCGTAGCTATCTTTTTCACATAATAGAACCTGTCAGACCGGCCTATATGAAGCACATAGTTCTCTGCATCGTTATTCACGATCCGCTGGAAGGCTAAACGCTCCGTGTCATTATTGAAATAGACATGGAACGTATATTCGCCTCCCTTGATGCCTTTGTCCTTGATGCTCACCCTTCGGCCCTCTGGCAACCCCAACCTGGCAGTCTCGATCCCAAAACCATCCGGCTTGGGATCGGCCACTTTGCCGGACAAGTCCAAGACAGCACCCTCCGGGCCGATAGCCCAATAATGCTTGTCCAAAATCGTCATGCCCGCGGGCATGGTACAAGCCCACAGATCGGATATATTTATGTTAGTTGATGTATATATATCCAGGCTGTCTGATATGCTGATAGATGCATCGGCAAATAATTCTCCATATTCTGCTATATTGATATTGGAGAATATGCTGCGATCGACATCACCCGCAATGGTCATACCGGCAAGAGTGGATTTGGTTGCGTGCCCGAGGATGGACATGGCTGCCAAGGTTTGATGATATCGAACGGCTATAATGGACAGGTTTGTGGAGACGCTTCGCACTTCCTCGTCTGATATGCTCATGTTGGCAAGAGTCTGGATTGGTATTCTGCCAATAATGGACATGTTTGCTAGGATCTGCCTGCGATTGTATGGATCGATGTCCATATTGGCGTGAGTATAGAGCATATAAACACCAACTATGTTCATATTGGCTTGCATCCATAGGCTTCTCCTATCCAGGATGGTTATGTTTGCCAGGGCTGCCAGCTCTTCAGCGCCGGTGCTAGCTATACCCAAGCGACCAATACCTATCCGACTCTTGCCAATTATCATGGTTCCTCAGCTAGTTTCCTTAGCTAGTGACAGAATACCTCATGTAGATTGTAGCGGGCACGGTGGAACCTGCTGAACAATTAGTCCCCAAGGTGCCCTGGAGCCGCACGAATTTGGATATTCTTTGTTCAGATGACAATGGGCCGATAGAACTCACTCCACCTACCAGGCCAATGCTTTTCATATTTGCAGCGTTGTATGTAGCCAGAAGATCGGTCTTGGATGAAGTTAATCCCTGAGCGACCATCTCAGTTCCGCTGTCATCGGTCACGCCTGTTGCCCGCACATATGTATCATCGGTATCGTCAGCAATGAATATCTGAGCCCCGGTCCATGGAACATAGCCTTGAGGATTAGGTTCAGGTACGGATGGAACACCACCAGAATAGATTTTGGGATCGCTGTAGATTTCGCTGCCTAGCACATCGCTATGGAGTGCTATTGTGGCCGTAAAGCTGTGTTTATTGCCAACCGTAGGTTTCGGCACTGGATGCGTGGCATTGAACAGATAGGTCTCAGTCGAGTCCCCATCGTATGTTTTCAGTTTCAATCCTATTGGATTCGCCCCGCCCGAGATATCGACCTCGGACGGCCCGGAACCATAGTATCGCCTGATATGAACTGACATTTTCACACCTTTATAAATCTATATAAATCGTATTCGACCGTGTTCTTTACCTCGCTAATAAAATTACCCGAAGAATTGAAATCCACTTCTCCATGACCGTCTGGAAAGATCTGGAGTTCAGCCCGGAAGCCATCCAGCAAGGGCACGGTTGAAAGTGCCACTCTGCCAGGATCGGGCCAATATCCTCGTTCCAATGCCATCACATAGATCAGTTTAGGAGTATTATCAGCATCCGGGCCTCTCATCACTACTTCTACTCGATCAGTGCGAAGAAATGCAGTATAACCGTCTGGAACGACTGCTTCAAGTGCCGCCTGAGCAGATCGAGAAGATAGAGGTTCTATCCTGATCTTGGTAGCGGTCTGGAAAATCGGTTCAAAGCTGCCGTGGTGAGCAGCGCTGATCCATTTGCCGGATGGCAGTTTTGCCATCCAGTAATGAGTATCCCAATCATGAATCATGCTACCATCGCCCTCAATTCGTCTGCGATAATCGCTCTGATGTCATCGGCATGAACTTGGACATCCAATACGACGGGCATCCTCACGACCAGTCCCTCGATATCTCTCACCAAAAGATCCCAATCGGCTCGGGCCTGATCTGTCTGGAGAGCTATTGTCATATTGATTGGCTCAATAGACATCTCTTCAAAGGTCGAATCGATCTCTTTCAGACCTTCTGCCAACCCTGCTATTTCGGCTTCGATCTCAGAGATATTGGCCCGCAGAGTATCCAGGTCCAGTGATGAAAGCTCTTTCAACCTGGCTTCGGTGGTTATTCCTACATCCACCACACCGGCTTGGATCTTCAGAGATTCCGCCTTTACCACATCCCCAGCGAACTCAGCCTGCTCTAATTCAGTGAGTCCGCCGAAAACTTCCGGATGTGCTCGAACCATGTCCATGATCGCGGCCTGTGGATCGCCGTTAAACTCACCGCCGTATATGCTCCGGCGATCTATCTCCTGACCGCTCTCGGTTTTTAGTACGACATCGGAGGATTTGTTTGTAACTTCCATTTCGGCAGCTATTCCCACGCCACCGACGCTCACAGCGCCAACAATCTCACCATGGCTGCTCTTCCATTTTGCTCCCCGCTGGTCATAGACCCGGCCTGTGATCGCATCTATTGACTGTGATATGGGTATGTCTTTCCAGTAAATAGGATCGGAGACTATATCCCCCAAATCCCTAGCCGCTTCTTCGACCGCCGCCTTGGCTTCCGGGCTGCTCAAGGCTTCGCCCGGTGCCCTGGGAAGATCAGAATCCTTTATTCCGTCCGCTATCTTCTTACCGGCATCTTTCCCGAGCTTTTCAGCCGCGTTTTTATCGACCTCTTGGAAGAAGCTAACAATACCGCCCACGGCATCGGTCACTCCCCCTAGACCGGCTTTATCCAGCAAACCGCCTATGGCGCTGGCTGTACCTGATATGGCCGTGGGAATAGCTTCGGCAAAACCGTCAACCACCGTATCGAATACTTCTAAAGCCTTGTCCTTCAGGTCGGAGATGGCCGACGTGATTCCATCCACACGGTCGCTTACGGTCTTGAAGGCGGTGGTGTTTGCAGCAATCTCACCGATCTCTTCCCGGAACGCTTCCACATAGGCTGAACCCGTCTCAAAAGCAGTGTTGATTGTTTGTGATGCCAGGACCAAGCCGTCCAGCTGGATGCCAGCCATTGTTCCTATGCCATCTGCGATCAATGAGACCGAGGTGGTCATTGGAGTGAGAATTGTTGTGAGCGGTTCCCAGAGGTTCTCACCTATGGTTCTAATGTCATTCAGACCGTCAGCAAGTCCTTGAATAACGGGCGTAAATGCATCCAGAGCCGGTTCGCCTATGTCAATCAGGATGGTCTGGACGGAGTTTTTCAGCTCTTGGATGGCAGCTTTGGCATTATCCGATCCGGCGGCGAAGGATTCACCGATAGATGTACCCTTTTCGCCCGCTTCGACCGCGCCCTCGATGGCTTTTCTCCACTCCTCCGTATGGCCGACCATTTTGGTGGCCGCCAGAGCTGCAGATCTCCTTATAAGAGGAGAATTTCTCCACTCCTCCGTATGGCCGACCATTTTGGTGAGTGTATCCATGCCATACGTTCCGCCCAAAGTTTTGGTCGTTTCCATCAGTTTTTCTGATGGCAGGGCTTCCAGAGCAGAGCCTATCCTGAGCAGAGTATCGGTGGGATCAGTAGTCATGGCCCGCATGAAATCCTCGGTATTAGTACTGAGGAGTTCAGCGGCCATGGCCTGGCTTTCAGTGTTAGTAGTGAGCTGGTTCAGAAGAGCGTCAAAGCTTCCAGCAGCCCGTTCTGCTGATGGGAACACGCTGGAAAGCATCCCACCCCATCCAGCGATCTCATAGGCAGAACCTCCTAGGGCTGAAAGAGAACCGGACACTCGGGTTGAGAAGTCCAGAACGTCCTTTTCGGTGGCGTTAAAATTGTTGCCAATATAATCGACAGCAGAGCCGAAATTTCGGGCGAACTGGGACGAATCCAAACCGTCCAGGCTTTTAAGCTGTCCCTGGACTTTTCCGACGGCAACAGCAGCTTCCTCTGCAGGAATATCGAAAGCTGAGCCCATCTCCAAAGCAACCTGGGTGAACCCGGCGATGGAGTCTTTTTCTATCCCGAGACTTCCAGCGGCTTTAGCAACATTCTGGATCTCCGATGCCGTCGTTGGCATCGTTGAATAGAGATCCTTAAGCTCCGCATTGAGTTGGGAGAAATCGCTTGTGCCTTTCTCAATTCCGGTGGTTTTGCTGATTTGGGCCATCCCTGCTTCCCAGGCTGAGGAAGCATCCCAGGCAGCTTTAGCGATCACAGCGCTGCCAGCTATGGCAGCAGTAGCTACCATACCCGTCGGTCCCAAAGCGGTTGCTGCGCCTTCCAGAGCGGTCCCTAACGGCCCGAGACCGGCGGTTATGCCAGATACATAGTCAGTGGCAGTTTGTTTCCCGAGCCCGGCCCAATCGACCACTCCAGATACCCCGGAGCCGATTTGCCCTTTAATGCCCTTCTCAATCCCAGATACGGCATCCGTTGCCTGGGTTTTAGCACGGTTCAAAGCGGCAGTCAGAGCTGATATATCGCCGTCTATTACGGCAGTGACTCGTCCAACTTCAACAGTCATTTCTCAGCTCCATGAATTGTAACGCTCGATATAGTCCTCAGAGGGACTGTCGTTATTTTGCTTGGATGTGCTAAAGAAATCAGAGAACTTTCCGAGGTTTCCATTAAAAGCGAGAGCGATCGCCGCTCCAGCGCAATAGCCGGTAAACGCCGATTTCTCTCGTTCCCATGCTCTTTGTTCTATATGATGCGAATAAAGTGCTATGAGTTCATTAACAGAAAGAGAATAGAGTTGGTCGGGGAGAAGACCTAGTTCGACATATCCGATCCGATGGACTGTTTGCCAGTAAGCTTCAGTTCCTTGATCTTCTGCTGATCTGCTTCCAGCTCCAGCCTGGCTACTTCTAGCTTTGCCTCCTCCTTCATCTGGTTGATCTTCATGGCTTCCTCGTTCCGGGCGATGTTTTCCAACCAGACGGGGATAAAAGAAGGGTCGTTCTTCTCTAAATAAGCCATATATACGGCCTTTTGGAGTTCTTCCAGTACCCCCCCTTCATCGAGGTATTGATCAATAGCCTGGCTGGCTTCGGACGGTTCGCCTTTCTTGCCTTCCACCCCGCTCAGGCCGGTCGAAGCGGCCACAGCAGCTTCGAGGATCTCGGAGACTTTGAGGTACTTTGTGAGAATCGCACCTGTCGAATAATTTTCAAGCCGAATATCCATTTTCTTCAGTATGGATCTTGCCCGAGCTTCGAAAGTTCGCATAGCTCCGAAGGTCCACTTTATCTCCTTATCTCCTATCATAATATTATTAATATCTTCCATGCGTTATCACTCTATATACAGTTCGCCTACACCGCGCACGGTTATGCTAGTTTTCTGTACGTCGGTCATGCTGACTAGCAGATTGTCCATATTCTGCACAATACCCTTTCCAATAGCGAATGGAGTTTGGTTGGATAGCACAGTATAAAATTTCCAGATATATTTCGTGCTCAGAGCTTCGATGGGAAGTTTCCCGTTATAGTAATAGAATCCCGAGGTTATTTCGAAACGCCTGATGCCTTGGGTTGTGCTTCCCCAGCCATCATCATCCACTGAGCTAGAATCAATATCCGTACCTATTATCCTCAGCTTGCCATCAAAGACACCGAGAATCTTCTGGAAAGCTAGCTCGCTTCTTCGGGTTCCTACGACGGATATTGTATGTCCTTCCATCGAGCTATCAAAAACCACCATGCCCCTAAGGAAGCTCACCTTAAAACCTGAAGTTACGGCCATACCATCGGATTTCACCACCAGCGTCTTGGTATCATCCCAATAGCGCAAGCCAATCGGTGCTTGATACTTCCGGTGGTCGCCCAAGTCGTTCAGAGTCAGGCTGGTGAATGTTATGCCATCAGCAGCGGTCATTTCTGCCAGGGCTCCGGTTATGCCGTCTCCCTTCGAGCCTGGCGGCAACCTGGCTGTGAATAGAGCTGAAGCCTGAGAATGTTCATTAACTGCTTGGACTATATCCGCCGCGGTGCTCGTTGGTTCACCATCTTCGTTGGAGCTGGTAATGGTTAGTTTTGTGCCTGAGACATCTAGCGAGAGAGGAGCGCTGGTTGAGCCCACCACGATCTCAACCTTGGTTCCGCCCTTGCTCACAAAACAGATATCCCTGGCAGAACCAAGCGCCGGAGTTACGATATAGTCCGCAGTCTCATCACGAAAAAGAGCAGCTGAAAGGCCGCTCACCGCATTGGTCATGCTTCACCTCAGCTTATTTTGCTCAGAGCCCCGCTACCCTTGATTACCCAATCCGCCGTCTGCTGCGAAGTCGTGCTAGTCAATAGCAGATCCGAGCTTTGCACTGTCGCTTTGCCTTGGAACCCTTTGGGGCTTGTTGTTGGGGTGCCTTGGGACAGGGCCTTGACATAAATGTTAGCGCCTGAGATTATGGCATCTATGATGATACCATATGCTTCATCTGTTATGATCAGGTTGTTCTTGGCGCTAATTTCCCATCCGCGCTTCCCGGCAATCTCCGATCCCCATCCATCATCATCCACATTAGATGTATCAATAGGATCTCCGGACAATTTGAGTCGCAGTTCGGAAAGTTCAGCCAGCTTTACATAATTCCCCTCCGATGTCTCTGAAATCCAGAGGGTGCCTTTCATTCCGCTGATTGCGTTAGTCATTTCATACCTCCGAGTATATAGGGTTGCAGTATCAGAAAACGGTTAATAATAATGTATAGATACTAATCCTCTATCCGCTCATCAAGGACTGTCAATGTCTGCCCACCCTAAATTACTTGAAACTCGACTACTATCTTATGACGCCCATCATCCAGCTCCCCCAGGTAGATAGGAGAAGAACGGGCGGCCCAAATAGCCTGTCGGATTACACCTTTCAGATTGTTGTAATGGTTATGGATACTGTTGGCTTTCGACCATGCAGCCGAAACATCGGGATTTATCACGTAAACCTGAACCCCCGGCTGATCTGTGACACTATCTACCGATAGGATGGGAAGCCGTCCGCCCGTTGGGATCACTATCAGCTGAGCGTCAGGCTCAGGCCGGATGTGCATGGCAAAAAGGTCTGTCCCCGAAGCTGCAGCGAATTTATTGGATACTAGCGAATTCATCATCTCAGTGACGATATCGGCCATCACAAAACCTTCCTCAAACGATCCCCAACTCTTTCAGGCAGCATAGGCAACTGCCAGCTAAAGGCGTTCTCAAGCCATTTGGCCTGACCGACCGTGTGGTTAAGGGTCAGATCTTCATGCTGTCTGACTGTATAGGGCGCAGACGGTCCGCCGAATCCAATCTCTATAGTCTTGCCTTCTCGGACGACTGATCCAGTCCCTCTCATAGTCCCCGTATCGACCGGACAATTCTCCTGGGATAGTGGCAGGACATCTACCCGCGCCCATTCTTCAGCTCCGTTTAAGGCGTTCTCCTCAACCAGCCTGAGAATAGCATCCGCCCGCCAAACCACTTTAGGCATAAATCACCCTGGCATAGATCTCTGAAGGCTCTTCTATATCGTATTC